GCTCTGGCCTTACCCTGATGCTTACCAGGAACTTTAAATATAATGCTTCCCATAGTCTTGTCCTTTCAATTCCCTGCCGCCAAAAGGAAGCAGGGAAACAATGTTTATGCAATAATGGTAATTCTCTTCTTTAAGTCTTCTGGGATCTGCTCTGCAAAGTAATATTTAATACTCTTCATAGCTTCATTCTTCCAGAGACCACCTTCTGCTTCTACAATCTTAAAAGCTGGCTGTCCATCCTGATCTTTAATTCGGAAAACGAACTGACTGGAAGGCTGTTCAACCTCCAGGAAGGTCCGATAAGGGACAAGAGTCACTGGGTTCGGAACAATAACATCGGCTTTTGAAGCAATTCCTTGATGGATCGTTGTCTTCTGGCTTACTCCATCGTCACCATAGTTTGCCGTTGCATTAGATTCCACGTTGCCGGCAACCTGTAAAATAATATTCATATCTCCAGCCATTTCGAAATTAGCCTGTGTTTCAATTAAGAAGCGCTCCTGATCGTACCAACGGTCAAATTCAAATCCAGGTACCTGTGCATTACACTGAAAAAGATATTCTCTTGTACGGTCTTCTGTAAGTCCGGAGTATAATTTGACTTCTGTAGGCCTTACAACGTGAAGAATCATGTCTTCTCGAAGCTCTTTACTGCAGCTTTTAATGTAATCAACCATAGCAGAAAGTGTAGTGGATCCGATGGGTACTGCCATTGGTTCTTCATCATAGAGCTTGAGATCTTTGTTACAATAAGTCTTTCCAGCGATGTCTATTATTTGCGGCTCCATAGCTTCTTCTTTTAATGACGCTATATACTGCATTGCTTCTTTAATCATCTTTCTTATCCTCCTATGCTTGTTTTCTGTCCTTCAAATTAATAACACTGTCATGGGATGCCTCATAGATTTCGCCAGTAGATGGATCCACTTTCTTAACACCTTCCGTCCGATCCGCGTCTACATCCTCGATTGACATCTGCCCAGGTATCTGACTCCCGATTTCTACAGCTTCCACTTCTCCGGTCTTAATATCGCGTCCCATACTTATCGCAGTAACGGCACCCAGTGCCGGTGCAAGTGTGGCTTTTGCCTGTACTCCTGTAGTGACAAAGTTTCTATCATCATTTGGCTTAAATTCGATTATAACTGTGATTTTGCGCTTCGCAGTGGCATCCGTATTGGGGTCCTGAATGTTCTCGGTTATTTTCTTTAATTCGTGATTGATTTGTGTTGTAAAAGCTCCTCCTGCGAAGTTTTCCATATCGATATGTTTCATAAAGCTCCTTTCCGCCTGCCGGCACTCGTGATCCAGCAGGCATATGCTTATTTTCCATGATATATAAATGATCTAAATAGATCGCTTACGAGTCTAAATTAACTAAAGAATGCGTCTTCCATACTCATCTGTTTCCCTTGGCTAATTTCCGGTTGTGCCTGATCAGATTGCTTCTGTACTTCCTGGGATTCTGATTCCTTGTATTCCTGATCTTCTACTACATCATCCTGTGGTTCATTGTCGACGTAATCAGGCTGCCCATCATCTTTGATCACTGCCATATCTTTCTCAATCGCATTCTGCAAATCAATGCTCATAATTCCCCACTTGGAAATCAGCTGTCGGAGCATCGTCTTCATTGCCATGCTGTCGAAGTCTTTAAACCAAAACGAGGAGTACTTCCATAGGTCCTTTGTGGGTATTTTCCCCTCTTCCAACAATTCAAGTGATTTTCCTCCGCCGTTTTTACGGAAAGCAAAAGAATATTTTTCTGCATGTGCCATCATCTTTCTTTTTGACCAGTACATAGTCTTTCGGAATCCATTTGCATATTCGAACATTGCGTAGTATCCAATGGAGGGAGTTTCTTCCCGAACCACATCGTCCTCAATGAGATCGACTTCAATCTCCTCTTCCAGTGGATCATACCGGATCAGTTCGCCATCTTTAATCGGTAATACATTTAATTTCTTGTAATAACCGGAACGCTCTGCCAGCTGAAGATATCCTTTATAACCTAATTGGAACTGAGCTTCTTTGCATCCCTTCTTTCGGTTATCGAAGGGAACCATGTAATACTGTCCAAGTTGAGGGGATGGGGAAAGGTTCAGGGCCTGTCCCAAAAGTGCTGCAGAGAGGATGCTTGGGTTTGTACACTCCTGCAATGCCGGAGTTGTCTGTACCGCCGAAATAATGCTTGAAATAAATCGAGCGCTGTCTTTGCCACCTACAATGCTTCTAATCTGATTTTTTACCGCGTCTCTTGTCAGGAATGCTGCCATTCCTGTTTGTTTCTGTCCTCGTGCTAAACTGTTCTGTACTGCCATGTCTTATTCCACCTTCCCAAATTTGATGTTGCTATCTAACATGTATTGACGGATCCCCATCAGTTGTTCTCTTGTGCCCCATGCTCTGAAATCAATGCTCATAATTGGATCAGATTCCTGATGCGCTGCTTCTACTGTGGGTTTTTCTTCTGCCTTCGGAGTTTCAACAGCTGTTTGCTGGTTCTTTTTCGCTTCAACCTTCTGTGCTGCTTCTTTCTGTCTCAGTTCTTCCTGACGCTTCTGTTCCTCAGCTCTGGCCTTCTGCTCTGCTTCATAAGCAAGCTTCCGTTTCTGCATTTCTGCCAGCCTCTGGCCTTCCTGGATCGCTTTCGAAAGGTCCAAAGTTCTCTTATATAATTCCTTCGCCTCAAAGCTAAATTCTGGAAGCTTACGGATTGTTTCAAGTTCATTGCCGATCTGAAACATCCGGGACTTCATCTGTTCCTCAATTTTCGAAAGTGATACGGTTTTATTCAGCCATTTATTATCGAAAATCATATCCAGAGTTACGAAAGGTTGGAAACCAATTGACGAAAACAGATCTTGAATATCTTTTTGTTTCTGCTTTCTTTCCTGATCGTCAACTTCCCTGATCTGCGAGTCAATAAGAGCAATGGGTTCATCAATCAGCTTGATGATTTCCTTCACCTGTCTCTCAAACTTGTTGTACGGCTCCATGCAAAGCTTTTTGACTTTCTTTCGTTCATCCTCAAATGCTGTTCTCAGCTTGTTCAACTTCGCCCGATCAACTTTTGCATCCTTAATATTGTCGGCTGTAAATGCAAGGGACTTATATTCCTGCATCGTTGCAGTAATTTCCTGTTTCAGTTCTTCATTGTTCCACTGTATTTCTTTCACGAATCCGTCTTCCTGTGGGCTCATAATTCTCAGTTCCATATAATCCTCCTAAATTTCTGGTAATATCAGTGGCGGTTTCCTGCCGCTCTCCACATAGTTCCAAAATCTCTGCTCCGCTTCCAGAAGCATGTCCAGATCATCGGTAACCTCTTGCCGTTCGATAAAGTAATGCCGGACCGATGTCTGTCGATCCGCAGCGCCCCAGTCTGTTTTTAGATGGGCCCGCAGGACTACAAATTGATAACCTGTAACAAGTAGGTAATGTAAAACCTGTATGTAGTAGTTATCCGGGATCCGGTTTTTCCATTTGTCGAACATTCTTCCGTTCCTGATGTTGCTGGTTTTAATCTCTAAAATACCCCGGCGGCCATCCTGATCGGTAAGTTCTCCGTCCAGTGAAGCCTGCATAAAGGGATGTTTGTTACTTCTCAATATTCTGTTCTCATGATACTCAACTGTATATTCCGGATAATCTAATGCAAAGAGTTTCCGGATCAGCGGTTCGGCCATGGTGCCGTATTTTACATAGGGCTTGTCCGAAATATCTTCCGGAGTCCACTGCCCTGTCTTTTCCTCATACAATTCTGTGTTTGTCTTGTATGGAGTAAGGCCCAGGACAGCAGCGGCATCGGATCCACCGATTCCATAGGTACGGGCTTTCAGCCAGGCATCATGGTCTTTTGTATCGATTATGGTGTATATTTCTTTCATAAGACCCTATTCTCCGTTGTCAAATGCTTCATTGTGTTTTATAATATAGGTGGGTTTTCTAATCTTTAGGCCCTGAGGGTTGCTGCTCTCAGGACCTTTTTCTATGTCTTTCAAAGCATTTGCTATTGTAAGTTTCCAACGCTGTTCTTCATAGCGAGGTATTTCATGTACTTCATCTGATATGTGCTGCATGATGACTGCGATTTTTTCTTCTCTTGTCATACATCTTTCTCCCTTCCTCAATGATTGCCAGGGTTATAAGGTAAATCATTAAGTAAACCCACAGGCTGTTACATATCGCCTCGATCATCTCCACACCCGAAGAAAACATCCCGCAGAACACTACAAAGCTAAGTGCCACTGACAGAATCGATGCCCGTATGTACATCATGATCTCCTTCATGTTTTCTCCTCCCCGCAGATACTGCTTTCTTTCTTTTTTTTTCTTGCAATGCCTTTGATCTGTAATATTCAGATGCAATGGCTGAGACATTTTTCAAAATCTCTTTGACTTCTTCATTCGTTGTATTCTTGCAGTAAGTATCGTCAATCCTGATCGTTGCATTTCCGGATTTGATTTCACGTATGATCGTTGCTCTCACCTCCCTCTTTTATTGATATGAACTACTGTTTGTACGACTTTCCTGAATCGATTGACTTATTCTTCCTTTTCCTTATACTGTAACTTGTAAGGTTACTCCTTTGCAAAAAAAATACTCATAGGATCTTTAATATGAAGATTATCGATCATAATCTGGATTTCGTCGCTTCCAAAAACGCCATTTTTCATTTTTACATAAAATGTTTTTGGTGTAATTCCAATCATCTCGGCTACTCTTTTTTGGGAAACCCCATTTCTCGCAATCTCTCCCTTGAGTGCGTATGTCCTGATCATCACATCACCTCCTTTGTAACTTATCAGGTTACTTACATCATAACACTTTATAGTAACTTGTCAAGATATTTTTCTTGATTTCATAACCTTTTTGTGCTATTATCAAGTTACAGTAATTTTAGGAGGAAAGTAGATGACTATCGGCGATAGAATAAAAGATTTAAGGGTCAGATCTGGTATTAGTCAAGTCAATTTTGCAGATAAAATAGATGTTTCAAAGCAGACTTTATATAAATACGAGAATAACATTATTACAAATATTCCTTCAGACAAGATAGAAAAGATCGCATCATTATTACATGTATCTCCTGCTTATTTAATGGGATGGCAAAACTCTGAGAATCCTGTAGATACACATTCATCTGTTGAATCAGAAATAATGAAAAACGTTCACATGATGAATATTAAAGGGAAAAAGAAGCTGTATGATTATTCTCAAGTTCTTGTTGGAAACCCAGACTATGTAGAAAACAGTACGCCCATTCTTAATGCTGCACATGCAAGAACTGATATAAAGCAGACCGCTGAGGGACAGGCTCATGATGATGCAATTATGAAGGATTCAAAGGAATGGGAGTAGCATAAAATGGGAGGATGATAGTAGTGACATATGACGATCTGCTAATTGAAGCAGAAACAGAAAGAATTATCGTAAAGGAAAAAGCTTTGAATGATAATGATGGACGAATATATGGGAATCGCGTAGCTATTCGTAAAAACATTTCATCTTCGGTTGAAAAATCTTGTGTCCTGGCTGAAGAGTTAGGACATTATTACACGACTTCAGGAGATATAGTAAGTCAAGATGAAACTGGTAACAAAAAGCAGGAATATAAAGCTAGGCTCTGGGGATACAATAAAAAAGTTGGATTACAAGGTTTAATACAATCTTTTAATCACGGTTGTCAGTCATGGGAAGAAACAGCAGAATTTTTGGATGTGACCGAAGAATACCTTACTGAGGTAATAAATTGTTATCGTAGCAAATATGGAGTTTGTACTACAGTAGACAACTATATTATATGCTTCGAACCGTATTATGGTATTGCAAAGATTGATTATAATTAATTAGAATGTTGTGGCTGAAAAGCTTAACATATACATATAAAGGGAAAGAGAGGAAAAAAATATGAAATGTCCTAAATGTGGAAGTGAAAATGTGTCCATTGAAATGGTACAAACAGGTGGCAAAACAAAGAAACATGGTAATGGAATAGGTGGGCATATGAACAATGCAGCAAGAGGTCTAGCCGCAGTTAGTACACTTGGTATGTCAAATCTTGTATGGAAAAAGTCCAAAGGCAAGGAAAAATCAAAATTCAAAAATGAAAAAATATGTTTATGTCAGAACTGCGGTAACTCGTGGCCTATCAAGTAGTTAGCGAAATCAGTTGATAATTAAAATGCCCAGTGGTTTGATTCACTGGGTATTTTTAAAATATATATTTTGAATGAAAGGAATACATGAAAAAATATTGTATGTATCTACGAAAGTCCAGAGCGGACATGGATGCGGAGATGCGTGGAGAGGGCGAAACTCTTGCACGGCACAAAAAAATTCTTCTTGACTTGGCAAAGAGAATGAAGATATCTGTATCTGAAATTTATGAAGAAATCGTTTCCGGAGATACTATTGCTGCACGCCCACAGATGCAGAAACTACTATCGGATGTGGAGCAGGGAAAATGGACCGGTGTGCTAGTGGTAGAGGTGGAACGATTAGCAAGGGGCGATACTATGGATCAAGGTCTTGTATCGCAGACCTTTCAGTTGTCAAACACTAAAATTATTACACTTGCAAAAACATACGATCCAACAAATGAGTTTGATGAAGAATATTTTGAGTTTGGATTGTTTATGAGCCGGCGAGAATACAAAACCATAAACCGCAGACTGCAACGAGGCAAGATCGCAGCGTTTCAGGAAGGTAAATATATAGCTGGTACTGCTCCTCTGGGCTATGATAAAGTAAAATGTAAAGATGGCAGTGGCAATACATTACAAATTAACGATCAGGCAGATATTGTACGCCTGATTTATGATCTGTACACCAAAGGGGAACTACAGGAAAATGGAACATATCGCAGATTAGGGATGTACCGCATCGCAAAGAAACTGGATAAATTAGGCATAAAACCTCAAGTGAGTGATTCCTGGTCATCTTCCACCATCAAAGATATCCTGACTAATCCAACGTATACAGGCAAGATCCGCTGGCAGTGGCGACCTTACAAGAAAAATATGCGAAATGGAAAAGTAGTTATTACAAGGCCAAAGGACAAAGAGTGCCCAGTTGTGGATGGACTACACGAACCGATCATAGATCAGGAAACATTTGACGAGGCTCAAAGAATACTTGAATCTCGTTCTAATTATCCGATTGTAAGCAACAAGACAATTAAGAACCCACTAACAGGGCTCGTATTTTGCGGCAAATGCGGCAAATTAATGACAAGGGTATACAGCAACACCAAAGCAGGATATTATTCGCTCATGTGCCCATCTCGTGGCTGTGACAACGTATCTGCTCCAATCTACCTTATTGAGAATAAGATTATTGAGGGCTTAGCTGAGCAATTAGAGGATTATAAAGCTGATATTATACCTGGCGCTACTAATCCAGAAGATGGAACGGACCATGAGAAGATAATTGAACAGATAAAATCGGAATTGGTCGACCGCAGAAAACAGTTAGAAAAAACATATGACCTGTTGGAAAAAGAGATCTATGATACAGAGACATTCTTAAAACGAAATGATATACTGGAAAAGAATATTTCCGATCTAGAACAGGCTCTTGCCTCCGAACAGGAACGGATGGAACAAGAACAATATCTGCAAAAAGCAAACAGTAATTTTGTTCCGAGAATACAGGAGATAGTTAAGACATACATGGACATAGAAGACCCGATGACGAAAAACGCAATGTTGAAACAGGTAATTGACCATATAGATTATATAAAAGAAAAGCCTGCGCAGAAAGGCAAAAGAGACGCTGCTGATGTCGTGATAACCGTATATCCAAAACTACCTAAAAAGTAGCCTTTATCTTATATGGGGATATACTTACGGTCATATGAGCCATATGTAGTAAAAGGAGAGAGCCTTTTATAGGCTCTCTCCGGTCCCTTGCCACTTCTATAATAAAATGAGAAGGTGCAAATTCATTATATCATTACTTTGTTTATAATACAAATATTTTTACCAGCATTTGCTGCACCTTCCAAGTCCCATTGATTCGGCCTTGGATTGTGTTACCTGTGTAGCTTTATTTGGATTCATTCGCCCGCAATTATTTATGCTGTGGTACTTACTCCCAGTTTCCGATATCCATACCATCTGTTCGTTGTTTTGTGGTTCTTCCTGCGGTTGTTCTTGAGGCTCCGCAGGAGCACTTTCAGGTTGCTGCT